CATACTTACCGCCGCGCCATTTCGCGGGTTGCCACAACCGGAAGCGCACGGTCGACGAAAATTTAACGACAGGCTATCTATGAACCAGCTACCTCGCCGTGCGCTTTCGCGTTATGGTCTGACTTTTCAGGGAAATATCCTTTCAGTAAACTGTCAGTGCCGGATGTTCACCCGTGTCCGGCGCACGCACTCCACCTCACCCGTGGAGAACTCCTTAATTACCAACCCTCAGGAGGGTGAATGTTAAAATCAACTCTTATTGCTAAATGCCTTTATCAAAATCGCATGGTAAGCAGCATTTCAATAGGCGAGTCTGCAGTTAAAAGTATTTTCGAAGAGTACTTCCCCGGGCATGATTTTAATAAATGGAATACCAAATTACCGCCAGCAGTTTCAACGCGTATTCTGAAAGCAACTGAAAGAGCAAGTACAATTCGCGTTAACTATTTCATTAAAGATTTGTGGGATCTTTGATATCCACAGAGCCTAAAGTATGTGCATATGGATGTGCTATTGTGCGCCCTCGCAGATTTGCATCATTTTCTAAATTCACTGAACGAAACAGGGCATCAACAAGGCTCTGTACAATGCAAAGGCAATCGAAGACTGTCGCTGTTTCTGTTTTGATTGATGAAAGAACATGGCCATTCACGCAAACAGAAATTACCCGTTCATTAACATCGCTTTCCTGCTTTTGATTATCAGAACCATATAGCCCAGAAAAAGCATTGCGCACATTACGAACCATATTATCGATGGTTTCTTTTTTGGTGTATGCCGGGTCAATTTTCACCAGACTATCACCGAGAGTCGTTGCAGCAATTGTCTGGATTTCTTTTGGTAAATCTTTAAATTCCATTATTAGCCTCGTTGGTTAGCTATTAACGTGGGTATGTAATCATTCTGGCAATGCTTAATGCCGCTGCTTTTTCCAGATTGGTGATATCCTGCTCCAGAGAGAACAGATTTTCAGCCTGCTTAGCCCTGGCTTCATTAGCCCATTTCAGATCCTGCGCTGCATTAATTTTCTGGCGCATCCACTCATAAAGTTCATCATCGGTATAGTCTGGCGCGATGATGACAGGTTCTCGTTTCTGCATGTCAGCTCCTTGTGGTTCGCATTGCCTGCTTTTAACCACGTCAGGCGAGGTGGTATCCTCTGAGGGGTCTGTTACTCGAGAGGAAATTGGTTATGAATACAATCAAGTTTTCTTGCCCAGAATGTGGTGGCGAAGTCTTTGACACATCCTTTAAGCCGCAGGGCTCTGACAGTTTCGCGGGAGCCATCTGCAAAAATTGTGGTCACCTTGTAACTGAAGATGAGTCCTCGCAGTTCGATGACGAAATCGTTGACAATATCTTCGGTGCACTCACCAGAGACTTTCTGAAATAAAGACGCATACCGCTTAGTTACCGCTCTGATAACTCTTACCTGTCCGGCAATGGCGCTGATGTCAATATAAAGCGCCATTGCTGCTTCTTTGCCGATCCCGTGATGCCTTCCATTCTGATGTTTGACTTCGCCCACTGAGAAATCCTCTGTTTCCCCTTAACGCCGGGGTAGCGGAACAAAAACCTGCTGCATAGTTATTAAAGTTGAACCCTGCCGTCATGTTCTTACGCCTCGGGCTGGCTACTTAACCCCTGACCACTGCCTGGTAACTCGAAGTATTGCCCTGCATTCTGTGGGGCGGGGTGGGTTGGTATGCTGTTAAGGTAACAAGAGTTACCTTTCGAGTCAATACGATGTTGCAAAAGGTACATTTGAGAGCGTGAAAAACCCGCAATGAATGCGGGTTCTGACTCAGTCTAAGTATTGATGTATTTGTGAAACTTTACCTTTAATGGTGTAACCACCATTCAGTTCGATGGGTTTGTAAAGCGGATTCAGTGACAACAGATAGATGTTTGGTCCGTCAATCGCAACTTTTTTTAGTGTTACGTTTGGCGTTCCTTCCAATTGGATTAAGATTATTTTTCCCACCAGTTCTCTAATGTTACTTGAGCATGGTGTGATCAGCACGGTAGATCCGTCGGGGATGGTTGGGAGGCCGTTAGAGTTTGTCATCGCATCTCCCTCAACATGCAATAAAAAAGAGTTTTCAGCGGTTTTTGTCATGACATCAACCCAATTCTTAATACCAGGAATCTCGGTTACTGGACAACTCATATCCCAATAACCAGCCTGTTCCCACGTTAAAACGGGCAACCGGGCGATGTTGTCACTAATGTAAGGATACTGATTCAGACGCAGATCATCGGTTTTATCGTGACCGTCCTTTCCATAAAGAATCCATTCAGGAGATTTGGAAAGCAATTTTGACAGTAGATGCAAATTCTCACCGTCAGGTTTTGAAGAGCCATTTTCCCATTTTGTTACGGATACACGAGATATGCCGATTGCTTTCGCAACCTGCTGTTGGGTTAATCCAACGTCTTTTCGACGATTCCGAATACGTTCGCTGATAGTGTTTTTCATGTAACCAATGTTACTACCAAGTGATGTTGCTATGGTTGACATTGTTATGTAACTATTGTTACCCTCCTGCTCGAAATAACAGGAGAGTTTTATGTTCAAAGATGATGTTCTGCGCTATTTCAAAAAAAAGCGACTAGCAGCTGAGGCTCTTGGAATTTCACATGTGGCTGTTGTGCGGTGGAAAGCAGTTATTCCCAAACTTCGCGCAATGGAACTGGATGAAATTACTAACGGTGAATTGAAATACAACCCAGAACTTTACAAGAAGCAGGATAGCACCTCGAACGAAGGAAAGAATGATTCATGAAAATCAAGCATGAACACATCCGCATGGCGATGAATGCCTGGGCGCATCCGGACGGCGAAAAAGTACCGGCTGCGAAAATTACCAAAGCGTATTTCGAGCTGGGAATGACGTTCCCGGAACTGTATGACGACAGCCATCCGGAAGCCCTGGCTCGCAATACCCAGAAAATTTTCCGCTGGGTAGAGAAAGACACCCCTGATGCAGTTGAAAAAATTCAGGCGTTGTTACCAGCGATCGAAAAGGCAATGCCACCTTTGCTGGTGGCCAGAATGCGTAGCCACAGTTCAGCTTATTTTCGGGAGCTGGTGGAGACGCGGGAGCGACTGGTGAGAGACGCCGATGATTTTGTCGCAGTGGCAATCGCCGGTTTCAATCAGATGAACCGTGGTGGCCCGGCAGGAAATGCTGTGGCAGTGCATTGAGTGATAATAGCCATATCGAATCGCTTCCGGCAACTCGTGAGTAAAAAGATTCGGTATCAGAAGAGGTGAGTATGGCTAACGCCTGGCTCAGATTATGGCATGACATGCCAAATGACCCTAAGTGGCGAACAATTGCCAGGGTGTCAGGGCAGCCAATTGCAACAGTGATGGCAGTGTATATCCACCTCCTGGTGAGCGCGTCACGAAATGTCACGCGAGGTCACATTGATGTCACGACAGAAGATTTGGCAAGTGCGCTCGACGTGACAGAAGAGGTAATTGATTCAATTTTGCAGACGATGCAGGGGCGGGTACTTGATGGTGATTTAATCACTGGATGGGAAAAACGCCAGGTGCTTAAAGAGGACAACGGCAATATTTCGCAAACCGCAAAATCTCCTGCAGAGCGCAAGAGGGCGCAGCGAGAGAGGGAAAGAAAGCGGGAACAAAATGGCGATTGTCACGGCGCGTCACGAAATGTCACGCACATGTCACGACGAGTCACGACAGATAAAGATACAGATAAAGATACAGATCAAGAAGATCAAAACACTATGGTCCATGGCGTAAAAAACGCCACGAACCAGGCAGGGGATGTTCAGACCGTCAATCTTGGTCAGCCAGCAGGCACGACACCGGAAGCCGATTCAGCGTATGCGCTGAAAGCCGATTCGGGCGCTGTGCAGCAGGTGATGACCGCAAGGCCGGAGCAATCACACCAACTGCAGCAGCCTGAAGCCGATTCCGCCATTCAGCGGGAAGCCGATCGGGTAGTCCCGGAAAACACCGGGCAGCCTGTGGGACGAGTAGATTATCCGGATGTGTTCGAACAGGTCTGGCGGGAATACCCGTTGCGTGCTGGGGCAAACCCGAAGAAATCCGCTTTCAGTGCCTGGAAGGCCAGATTACGCGAGGGGGTGCCACCAGAGGCCATGCTGGATGGTGTGAGGCGTTACGCAAGATACCTGGCGGCTACCGGGAAAACGGGAACGGAATTTGTTCAGCGAGCGACGACGTTTTTTGGACCGGACCGGAATTTTGAAAACCCCTGGTTGCTCCCGGTAAGCGGTACGAACAACCAGCGTTGTGTGAATCATATTTCTGAACCGGATACCGAAATTCCACCGGGCTTCAGGGGGTAAGTGTGTATTTCTGGTCATGAGGTAATTTTCAGGAGGACTTGTGGTAAAAGTTTTTACACAGGAAGAGCGGGAAAAAATTAAAGGGCAGGTGGTCGAACTTGTGCGCCAGAGTGGGCGCGAGACGTTACGACAACTGGAAGCTAAAACAGGTGCGACAAGATATCTGATCAGCGTTCTCGCCAGAGAGCTGGTTGCCAGTGGCGATATATACAACTCTGGTTACGGGTTATTCCCGTCTGAACAGGCGCGTAAGGACTGGCAAAACGCCCGCAAAAAACTCTCAAGGGCAAATCTGAAGAAACCATCTGTGGTTGATCCGGACCTTATCTGGCTATTACCAGACGGAGAAATACGCCGCTACGACAGGCGTCAGAACATAATCTGTCGCGAGTGCCGGAAGAGCGAAGTTATGCAGCGCATATTGTCGTTTTATCAGGGGAAATTTCAGGAGGTGGTGCTGTGAGTGAAATTAACAATCAGGCTTCAATTGCCGCTGGCATTCGCATCAAAGGAGAGGAGCATGGAAATAAAACCAGAAGATGAGTTAAGTAATATTGTTTTATTTCCGGCAAAAGAGGATGACCCACGTAATCAAGTTAATTTTCTTTATGAGCCATCGGAAAGACCATACTGCCATCACGCTTCTGTCCGGGTTGACGAAAAAGAGCGTCAGGTCCGCTGTAAAATCTGCGGTGCAGTTGTGGAGCCGTTTGACTGGATGCTCTCAGTGGCGAAAAGAGAAACCAGACTGGCAGATGATGTAAGGCTATTGCGCCAGGAGGAACAGGAAAGACGGAAAAATATAGAAAAGTTAATTCAGATTGAGCGTAACGCGAAAGCGCGGATACGCAGGGCGACAAAATCCAGAACTGAATAAATAAATTTAGCGCTGTAAATAAAATTTAATCCTTAACCGGAGGGATTTCTGCCCCCTCAGAACATCGGGAGACCGTCTGAAATGGCGGTAATGAAAAATGACTGAATTAACCAAAGAGCAATTAATCGAAGAAGCTAAATTAAAAAATAGCAATTGTGAAATGCCACCCAAATTCAGGGATGGCACAGGTAGATGGTGAGTTATTCAAAATTGCACTGGCATCGCTGGAAGCAGAGCCGGTGGCCTGGAAGGCAACCTTCACGCAAATTGACCATGAATATAATACGTTCACCGCTATGTATTCTGACAAAGCAGAAGCCGAACAGTGGGTGCGGCTGCATGAAATAGGTGACTTTCGGGCAGAAATAACACCACTTTACGCAGCGCCATCAGCGCCGGTAATTCCGGATGGTTGGATAAGCTGTAGTGAGCGGATGCCAGTGGACGGTCAGCACGTAATTATTTTATGTGATGGCGCATTCGTTCTTTATGCGCAATATCGAGACGGTGAGTTTTTCGATATTGTCCGCAATGGTGATGAATTTTTTGAAACACAGAGCCGCAATGTAACAGACTGGATGCCGCTACCGGAACCGCCGCAGGAGGTGAGCTGATGAAAAATGAAGTCGACAATGTTATCACTCTGGTACAGCCAAAATCAGAGGAGGAAGGACTCCTCAACGTTGTGATAGCCGACAGAAAAAAGCGGCGAGCAAAAATGCTGTCAGCATATCCGTACAACAATTTCAGAAGTGAATCGTACGATTACCTGTAACCGATGCGGATTGGCTTTAGATCCGTTCGAGCTTGTTCTCGACCGTGCGAGAAACGGTGAAAACATAGTGTCTGAGATTAAATCACTCTATGCAAAGCGGGATGCTCTTCGTGAAGCTGTGGCAAAACTTGAACGTGAAGAGAAAAACGCCAAAGCCCGGTTACGAGCAGCCAGAACAGCAATACTGTATGCGGAAAATGACCTTAAAAATATTGAGCAGGAGGTGAATCGATGACCTGGCCTGAGGCATTCACCACGGTAGGAATTGCGATGGCGGTGGCGCTGGTGGTGTATTCGATTTGCCGCTGGGGATAAATCGCCGAAAAAAAGATCCCGACACAAACATGAGCCGGGATCTTTGATTTATATAGCCTACGAATCCGCCAGTAAGAGAGGAGGCGGACGGTTTATTCTAACACCGGAATGATGTGGGTAAAAGTTTATAAGAAATCGGTTTCATAACTTTGCCCACCATGATAGATACCGACAATAAAGACTTTTCTGCCATCAACGGCAAAAGCAATAATCGTTCTGTGGCGGAAATGAGTTACCCGCATCCCCTGGCGAATATCATCGCGTTTATTGCCCCGATGCGGGAATGTAGAAAACCCATCAAGATAATCAAGAAGCGCATTGGCATAATTGTCAGCAATGACGTTCCCTGCTTTCTCCGTTATATATCTGTGCAGGTTGATTATTTGTTGTTCGGCCTCAGGAGTAATGATGACTTCATATGTCATGCAGATTACTTCCCGGATCGAATCGCGGCGCGAACCTGTGAAATGGAGCGTCCGTTGTTTGGATTTTCGCGGATAGAATCAAGAGAGGGAGCGGCTGAATGCGTTAACCACGCTTCGATTGCTTTATCGCGCTCATTCAGTGCGCGAAGTCCTTCACGAATGACCTCGCTTTCTGAAGCATAGGCACCGGAAGCCACACGGGCGCGCACCATGTCAGCCATTTCGTTAGTTAATGTAATGCTGAATTGTTGGGTTGTACGCATGGTAAACCTCACGGAGTAGGATAGAACACCATTCGATGATAGCACGTTGCCTGTTGACGACAACAGAAATCAGAGACAATATTGCTGCACGCCAGCCTGAACAACTGGCACCTGCTGCGCCAGCAGAGAAAACAGATGGCGCACAAGACCAAATTACACAATTCTGATACCGTTCGTGCCAGCAGGCACGGGCGGCGTTCGCACGCATTCAAATATGACTGGTATCAGCACGATCCCTGCACTGAAGAACAGGCCGAATGGCTGATTCAGAACTACCGCAGACGTGGGTATGAGTTTAGGAAAGCCCTCACCCTCGATTATCGTCACTGGATAATCTACGTCAGACTCCCTTATTCCGAACGCCCACCGCGTCCGTCCCGCATATTCCAGCAACGCATCTGGAGGTAACGTGCGGGTATTACTTCGACCTGTTCTGATACCGGAACTCGGGCTGGTGCTCCTTAAACCAGGTCGTGAATCCATGCAGGTATTCCATAACCCTCGAGTGCTGGTGGAGCCGGAACCGAAAAGCATGCGCGGTCTGCCGTCCGGCATCGTTCCTGCCGTTCGCCAGCAGCTGGTGGAAGACAAAACATTGCTACCGTTTTTCAGTAACGCACGGGTGATTCGTGCTGCTGGTGGTGCCGGTGCATTGTCTGACTGGCTGTTGCGCCATATTAAATCCTGCCAGTGGCCACACGGCGATTATCATCACAGCGAAACCGTCATTCACCGTTATGGTACCGGCGCAATGGTGTTGTGCTGGCACTGCGACAACCAGCTGCGTGACCAGACATCCGAATCACTTGAGCAACTTGCTCAACAAAACCTGGCAGCCTGGATGACTGACGTCATACGCCATGCAATGAATGGCACACAGGAGCGGGAATTATCGCTGGCTGAATTATCCTGGTGGGCGGTCTGCAATCAGGTGGCAGACGCGCTACCGGAGGCAGTACTACGTCGTTCTCTGGGGTTACGTGCGGAAAAAATCCACTCGGTGTACCGCGAAAGCGACATCGTACCGGGAGAGCAGACCACCACCAGCATACTGAAACAGCGCACAAAAAATCTTGCGCCGCTGCCTCACGCCCACCAGCAAAACCCGCCACAGGAAAAGACGGTGGTCAGCATTGCCGTTGATCCGGAGTCACCGGCTCAGTATCTCCAGCGCCAGAAACCACAACGGGAAGAGATGCCTGTATACACGCGCTGGGTAAAAACGCAGAAATGCATGACGTGCGGTAATCAGGCAGATGATCCGCATCACATCATTGGTCATGGACTGGGAGGGATGGGAACAAAGGCTGATGATTTGTTTGTTATTCCGCTGTGCCGTAAATGTCATAACGAACTGCACGCCGGGGTAAAAGATTTTGAAGAAAAACACGGCAGCCAGCTGTTGTTGCTGATTCGTTTTTTAATGCACGCGAGAAATTCGGGTGTTCTGAAGTGGAAAGCATGAATGACTGAACGCATAGAATTTGTTTTGCCTTACCCGCCGACGGTGAATACCTACTGGCGACGTCATGGCAATACGTATTTCATCTCGGAAGCCGGAAAGCGTTATCGCCGTGATGTGGCGCTAATTGTTCGCCAGCAGCGGCTGAAATTAAGCCTGTCCGGAAGGCTGGCGATAAAGATTATTGCAGAGCCACCGGATAAGCGCCGCCGCGACCTGGACAATATCCTGAAGGCACCACTGGATGCGCTGACGCATGCCGGACTACTTATAGACGACGAGCAGTTTGATGAAATCAATATTGTGCGCGGTCAGCTCGTTCCTGGTGGGCGGCTGGGGATAAAAATCACAGAACTGGAGTGCGCATGAATAACCAGTATTTACAGTTTGTGCGTGAGCAGCTCATTATCGCCACCGCTGATTTGAGTGGGGCAACAAAAGGTCAGCTTGAAGCCTGGCAAGAGAATGCCATGTTCGATACAGGGCGTTACAGGCGAAAAAAAATCCGGTACCGCGATGAAGTGACTGGAAAAATGATAACGCGGGATAATCCACCAATTCCGGGAAAGCAATCGCTGGCGAAGGGGACGTCAATTCCTCTGGTCAGTCCGGTTGAGTTTTCGACATCATCGTGGCGGCGGGCTGTTCTGTCTCTTGAAGAACATCATAAAGCCTGGTTGTTGTGGTGTTACAGCGGGAGTATTTGTTGGGAATATCAGATCGCGATAACACAGTGGGCGTGGAATGAATTTAATACTCAATCCGGTACCAGAAAAATTGCAGGGAAAACGCAGGAACGCCTGAAAAAATTAATCTGGCTGGCGGCGCAGGCAGTAAAAGCAGAACTTTTTGGTGGGGAAGGTTATGAATACCAGGAGCTGGCATTACTGGCGGGAGTGACAACTAAAAACTGGTCCAAAACATTTACTCGTCACTGGGTTGCAATGAAACACATTTTTTACCGACTGGATAGTGGGGCTTTATTGTTTGTAATGAGAACGCGTTCAAAACAAAAGGCGGCATTTTCAAAGCAAAGTGTTGCAAAAGTAGATTGAAAGGCATATATTTCATGCAAATCTGATATTTTGCCGATTTTGTACGTGATGGCAAAAGCAAACAAAACCCGCCGAAATGCGGGTTTTTTGTGCCACTTATCTCGGATAGACATGGTGAATGCGCTGGTGGAGGAAGTAAGGGGGATTTTTAATCAGGTGATTTTTGAATGCTTGCAACATTGATTTTGTAACGTTATTATCCTGCGCCCGGCCCTTTAGCTCAGTGGTGAGAGCGAGCGACTCATAATCGCCAGGTCGCTGGTTCAAATCCAGCAAGGGCCACCAACCGCCACTAGCTCATCAGGAAAGAGCGTCAACCCTTTAAGTTGAGTGTGCGAGGTTCGAGTCCCCGGTGGCGGTCCAGTGCCGACTTAGCTCAGTAGGTAGAGCAACTGACTTGTAATCAGTAGGTCACCAGTTCGATTCCGGTAGTCGGCACCATATGCGGGCATCGTATAATGGCTATTACTTCAGCCTTCCAAGCTGATGATGCGGGTTCGATTCCCGCTGCCCGCTCCAGCAAAACAAATGAGGTACAGGTTTTTCAGCACTGGCGTTTTTTTTCTCGCGGGAAAAGGTCTCGTATATCCCTTATCGCGCTCCCGAATTATAACGGAGACCAGTTATGATTTCGGTGCTGTGTTTTTTGACGCTATCGGAATAGTGCATTATTGGTGGGATTTTTGATATTTCCTGGCAGGGGCTGATTATGCACTATCCCGATGTTGTTAACATCACAAAATGAGGTGAACTCCATGTGCGGGGTGGTTTAAGTAGTTTAGCCGGGAAACTACAGTATCTGATGGAATGTCAGGTATTTCGGGAGGCACCCGACACCTCACTTGTATTATAATAATACTCTTCAGCACTTACTGATTTGACCACCGCCTTAGCAGGCGGTTTTTTTTGGTAATTTGCAGAATTGCATGCTGAATAAGCACTGCATCGTTAAAATTATAACTAATTCCGAATATGCTGTGCTTGCTTATTGTTAGTTTGCTTACATTTCTGTATCTTGCTGCACCGCAGGATTCCCCTGTAACGACGATTGTATGATGAATCATTTAAACTCTGTCATTTGCCAGCCAGTCTCTGGTGGCTGGCTTTTTTTGCAAGGTGTTCCAGTAATTCTGTCGTCAGGCTGGATTCCCACAGAACAAAAAACCGTCACTAACTCATCGGGTAAGAGTGCATAACACGTATTGTTGTTTTGTGGTGCGGGGTTCGAGTCCCCGGTGACGGTCCATTTGTAACGGTAAATATACTTTTAACAGGCTCGCTTCGGCGAGCTTTTTGTATGAGTTCAACCCGGTTTATATTGGCGAAAAAAGGGCGCGGCTGTCGGATTAAAGCCGCGGGACAAAGTCCATGAAGAAGAATAAGCATCTCTCTCCTCCAGAGAGACGTATTTATATTACTAAGCATTAAAAATGGTTTAAATCCTCAGATTAACCTTAATTTCAGGTAATTCTTATTTCATTTCTTTGCGTCACGCCCGGCGCACATCAAAAACCACAGAGCCTTTCAGGGGTGAGCTTACGGGATGGTCAGTGTGACTTTCTCTGTGGGCTGGTCACCCCAGGGCGGAGGCTCACCCACTAAAAGGAAACGTCACGATGTTTGGTATTTTCAAAAAGAAAACCCGCAAGGCCATTACCGAAGTGAAGAAGATGGAGAACCGCGACGCAGTGGAGGCAACCGTCTGGGGTGCGTATTCCATTGCATACGCTGACGGCACCTGTGACGCGAAAGAAATTGCGGTACTGGAAAAAACCATTGCAGCACTTCCTGCCTTTGCGCCGTTCTCCGGTGAGATTGCACAAATGAGTGCAAATATCCGCGCCCGTTATGAAGCGTCACCTCGTAGTGCGAATGCTCAGGCTTTGCGTGAACTGGCTGATGTGGCAGGAACCGCCGAAGCGGTTGATGTGCTGTGCCTGTGTCTGGATATCGCTGACCAGGACGGCATTGGTCCGGATGAAGAAGCACAGCTCAAGAAAATTGCGCAGGCGCTGCAGTTGCCGCTGGAGCAGTATCTGTGAAAAGTGCGCGCCCTGTACTGGCTGCCATCCTGCTGTTTCTGGTAGTGGTGGTGGATTTCACCGGACGACTGATGTCGGTGCTGGCAGATGGTGTGCTGGTGGCGATGGCGCTGGTCGTGCTCCGGCCTTTACTGCGTAAATCTGAATAACACCACACAAAAGGCATCTGCGGGTGCCTTTGACGGGGTGTTTTTTATGGGTCGCTGGTGGCCCTTTTTTATTTACAGGAGAAAAAGTATGTCTGAACCCTTATCCGGTTCCGGCACGGCTGCGGCGCTCGGTGGAGCGACGGTATTCGGGCTGTTTACCGGAACGGATTTCGGGATTGTGTTTGGTGCGTTCGCCGGGGCGTTATTTGTGGCAACGATGCCGCAGGCGCTTTCAGCTTGGCGTGTGGCGGCGCATTTTCTGGTGTCGTTCATTATCGGCGTGCTGGGCGCAGAGGTTCTGGCATCCTGGCTGGTAAAGCATACAGAGTTTGACGGTGCACCTGTCGACGCATTGTGTGCAGTACTGGTGTCAGTGGTGTCGGTGAAGATTCTCTCGTTCATCCACCAGCAGGATATTACATCGCTGGTGTCCGGCCTGTTCTCCCGCCTGCGGGGTGGAGGAGGCGGCAATGTTAAGT